GGCGTGGTGCCCGCCTGCACGGCGCTCTGTGCCACAGTTTCGCCGATGTGGCCGTAGGCGCCGTAGAGGTATTCGTTTGCCATCTGCTTATCCTCCTTTGCATGAAATTAGGGCAGCCACAGGGCCGCCCTTAAAGCAGGTGTTGGTAGCTTTCCGGGTTGCGGGTCAGCGCCTCCTCGACGGAGAACTCAGCCCACGCAAACCAGTACGGGTAAAAGTCGGGGACGGCGTCTTGCTCGGCGACGGGGCCGAAGGAGATGCCTTCCTCTTTGATGACGCGGAGGTCGCCGAGGTACTCGGCGTTTTCGATCCGTCGGAGGGCTGTGTCCACAAAATTCCATGCGTCACGCCAGCCCTCTCCGTTCTTCACGAAGTAGGCCGCCGCGGCCTCGTTGTATTGCTGGACGTAGGAGCCGCTGCCGTCGCCTTTCGGCTTGTAAATGTCGGGCCCGTGATAGCCGGGATCCCACGCCGAAAAGAGGAGCCGGATCTTGACGCTGCGGGCACTTCGGATCAGGCGGTCGTCGCCCTGAACGAGCTGCACGCAGACCGACGGGATCGGTGCGGCGATGTTCGGCGGCGTCCTGTCCTTTGAGGGAACGAAAAGCGAGAAGGCGGCCGGGTTGACCAGCTTGTAGGGGTAGGAGGCGTCTGTGGCCTTATCGTCCGGGAGCTTCAGCTTGACCAGAGGGCAGACCTCAGCGGTCAGCCAGTCCCGGACGGTTTCGATGCTGTTGACGATGGACATGGCGGCACCTCCTACATGGTGACGGTCTGGCCGAGGGCCACGGTGGCGATCCCCATGTCCTCGCTCCAGTCGTTGACGATGTACTCGCGGCCGTCGACGTTGAGCCCTTCGCCCGCCGGGCGCCGAGCAGGCAGATCCTCGACCGCCGCGTAAAGCAGCAGAGAGGACTCCGCGACGCTCAGCTCTTGCCCCCCTTGGCGTTCCTTCAGGGCGTTGTCGTCCAGCACGGCGGCGATGGCTCTGCCTTCGACGGTGTGCTTCTCACCGAACTCGTCGAGATTGAGAAACGTGCGCCGACGGTCAGCCTCGACCATCGCCTTGAAGCTGAAGGCCATCAGACGGGATCGGCGGCGCCGATCTGAGGGGGCTCCTCGTCGTCGGTGCCGTCATCGGGCTGCTCGGCCTTGGCGGCCTCGATGGCAGCGATGACGTCGGCCTTCTTGCGCATGGCAGAGGCGTCCACGCCATAGCGCGCGGCCACTTCCTTCAGCTCGTCGAGCTTCATGTCCTCGTCGTACTCAGGGGCCTCGTCGGCCGCGGTGTTGGTGCTGGCAGGCTCGTCGGCGTCGTCGCCGTGATCGGGTGCGGGCTGCTCGGCAGGCTCGTCCTGCTCGCCGATGTACTTGGCGACGCCTTCCTTCACCAGACGGGCCTCCAGCTCGTCGTCGAACTTCTGAGGGCCATCTGCTTCAGTGATGGGGATCACCTTGCGGCCGTTATAGTAGCCGAAGGTGCCCTTGATAATCTGGATCATGCTCTGCTCCTTTCTGCTGCGTTCAGTCCGTCAGGACGTCCGCAACGATGAACGGGTTCTTGTTGTTGGGGATCATCAGCGGGCGGCTGGAGATGGTCAGCGTGCGGCTGTTGCCTTCGGCGCTGCTCACATACTTCGGCACGCGGCGGCCGGCGTAGGTGTGGAACTCGCCATCGCTCTGCTCGACCTGAGAGACGGCGCCGTAGGCGGTGCGGCCAGCGCCGGGAGCGGTGAGGACGCACTTGCCGGACGGGATGTAGAGCTTGTCCTTGCCCTCGTCGTCGGTGTAGGTCAGGTCGTAGGAGATGACGCTGATGATGCGGCCGAGGACGTTCAGGCGGGCCACGATGGCGGCGCCGTCAGGCAGCAGCTCAGGCTCCACGTTGCCGATCTCGATGCGGCGGTTGTCGAGGAGCTTCTGCACGGCTGCGTCGTTGATGATGGTGTCAGCCACGTCCGGGGAGCAGACCAGATCAGAAGCGCGGAGGCCGCGCTTGGTCAGCATACGGATCATGGCCTCCAGATCCTTCAGGATCTTGCCGCCGGTGGCGTCCCACTTGGCCGTCGGGGTGTAGGTTGCGGGGTTGCTGGCCTCGGAGTAGAAACGGATCTCCATCTCGTCAGCCTTGTCGACGTCGTCGGCGATGTGCTTCATCACACAGCCGTTGGTCAGCATGGTCTCGGCGGCCATCGCTTCTTCGCGATTGGTGATGAGCTCGCCCAGCTCGTCAGCGTCGCGCAGGATGAGGGTCTGCTGGCGCTGCTCAGGGGTGAGCTGAGAGTAGAGGGCCTCGCCGAAGCCACGCTTGCGCAGCTCGTCGAGGGTCAGGACGCGACGGGGAGCCACGAAGGGCGGGGTGTAGCGTTCCATATTGTAGCCGGCGCGCAGGACGGTGACGCCGCCCTTGCGAGGGGCCACGAAGGGCGCCAGCTTCTTGCTGCCGTCACGGAACTCGACGAGCACGTCATCGGTGGCGAAGATGTCTCTCGCGTCGTTGGTGGGGAAATAGCGGTCACGCAGGAAGGTCGCGGCAGGGGTGAGCTGCTGCACGGCCATGAGCAGCGTGTGGGTGTCGTAGAAGTTAAAAGGCATTTTGTTGTCCTCCTTCTCTTAGTATTCGATGGCGTCGGAGAGCAGGATGCCGGCCTTGCGCAGCTCCTCCTCGTCGGTCGCCTTCAGGGTGTAGCCGCTTGCGACGGCCAGCTTGTTGCGGGCGAAGTGGCCGGTGCGGTAGGCCAGCACGGTCACGTCCGCGGTGGTGCCGACTTCCACGTCCTCGGCGAGGATGCAGTTGGCGGTCAGGGTTTCGTTGGTGGTCGCGGTGGAGCCGAGGATCACCAGCTTGCCGTCGCCGGCGGTGCCGGCAGACAGAGCCATCACGGTGCCGCGCTTATAGGTGGCCGCGGCGGTGGCCTCCTTGCGGATGGTCACGGTGAGCACGTCAGCGACGGGCTCGTTGGCAACGATCAGGCCGTCATAGCCGACGCTGCCGAGGTTTTCGTCCAGTCTCTTGCTCATTACTTCTTACCTCCGTTCTGAGACTTGGTGGAGTTGTAGAGGCCGACGATGGCGTCCACCTTTGCCTTGTCGTCGCTTTCGCTGCCTTCTTCGCCGCCGTTAGGGGCAGCGCCGACGCCGGCAGCGCCGGACTCGTCGTTGTCAGCCTTGGCGTCCTTCAGGTGCTTGGCACCGAGGGCCGCCTGCTTCTGCATAGCCTTGAGCGCGAGCTGCTCAGCGGTGCAGGGGGTCTCGCCGTACTTGGCGTCCCTGACGAGCTGCGCGTCGCCCACACTTGCGGCGATGCTGTCGATGGCCTCGATGCGGGCGCGCTCCTGCGTTCTGGCAGTTTCGGCCGCCTGCTGCTCGATCTGAGCCACGACGTCGGGGTGCTGTGCTCTCATTTCTTCGAGGGTCATGGTCTTGTTGTCCTCCTTCTTGGGGCCGTCGTTCTTGGCGGCCGCGTGTTTATTTCCAGCCGCAGGGGCGGCGTGGATGCTGTTGTCGATGGGGATCGTCCCCGGGATGTGTCTGAAGCCCTTGACGTCGTGCCGGATGCCGGCGACGAGGAGCACCTTCTTGTCGGCGCTCAGGGTGACGTCGGGGCCTTCGTCTGTGAGCAGGGTGTCGGCAAAGCCGTTGTCAATGGCCTCCTGCCCGACCATCCACGTCTCGCGGGTCATCATGCTGCGGAGCTGGTCGACCTCGATGCCGGTCTTGGCGTGGTAGATCTCCGCGATGGCCCGCTCGCTCGCGTCGAAGTCCTTCTGGAGCTTCTTCAGGTCTGCGAGGGTGTAGTAGTCGTAGAGCAGCCCGGCGACGCCGTGGATCATCACCATGCTGCCGGGATAGACCTGCACCTCGTCGCCTGCACAGGCGATGACGCTGGCCGCGCTGGCTGCGATGCCTTCCACGACGACGACCTTGTGGCCGGTCAGGCCCTTGATGGCGTTGTGGATAGCGATGCCGGTGTAGAGGTCGCCACCGCAGCTATTGATCTTGATGGTGATGTTGCTCTTGCCCTTGACGGCCGCGAGATCCTCCATGAAGCTCTCGGGCGCGATGTAGAGGCCTGGCTCTGGCTCGCCCGTCCACCAGTCCACAGGCTGACGGCTCACGACGTCGCCGTAGAGGGTGATCTCGCCCTCGTCGTCGCCGGTGCTGGCGACGTTCCAGAACTTGATCGGCGTGCCCGCAGTCTGAGGCCCGGCGCAGAGCCGGGGAGTGTTATGCGTTCTCATGCTTGTCTCCTTCCTTGATGCTTTTGATGGCCTCGGCGACGATCGCCTCCCGCAGAGCTGCGGAGATCGTGCCGCTGGCCGCTGTGCTCTGGTCGACCTGCCCCTGCGCTGCGCGCAGTTTCTCGTTTTCCCGAGCGAGCTGGTCGACATTGGCGTCCCACTGGCCGCCGTTGAGTCGGATGGTCGCCTGCTCTCTGGTCGTGATGCCTTCGCCGATGGCGAGGATCTCGGCCGTGATCTCCTTCGTCGGGTCGAGCTGTCCCTGAGAGGGGCCGATCCACTCGGCGCCGAGGTATGCGGCGCGGATCGTCGGGTCTGCGAAGAAGCCCGGGGCGCTGATGCGGCCGCGGGCGACGGCTTCAGAGAGCCAGATCTCATAGACTGGCGTGCAGAAGTCATCGACAAACCACTTGCGCCTCATGCGGAACGCCTTCCACGCCTCCATCAGGGCGGCACGGCTGGCGCTGTACGAGCTGTTGAAGCTCTTGAGCAGCAGGTCGGCCGGGATCTCGAGCGCGGCGCCCACCTGTTCGCAGATGGCGCGCAGGAAGGTGTTGAAGCCGCTGGCCGGCCGCTTGGGGTCTGCAAAGGTCACGTCCTCGCCGGGCTCCATGATGTTGATCTGGCCGGGGCCCATCTCGTACTCGTTAGGATCTCGGCTCACCTCCGGCAGGCTGCTCCCGACCTCGTTGAACGGGTTGTCGCCGGCGCCTGCCTCGGTCTTGATGAAGGCCGTGAAAAACGACTCGACGACCGCTGCGGTCAGCTCGCTCTCGGTGTAGCGGCGAAGCTGGAGCAGGGGCTCGATGACCTGCGCGAGATAGCTGACGCCGCGGTATTGATCCGGCCGCTCGCTCTCCATGACGTGCAGGATGTTCGGCAGGCCAGTCCGCTCACCGTATGCCTGAACGCGGGCCCACGTTGTCGTCGTGTTGCCGAGCTCGAAGGGGTAGGTGCTGCGGATGTGGTACGCCTCGATCTGGCCGTCACCGTTCACCTCGACGCCGTCGTAGATGGTGTTGCCGTTGGCCGCCTTGCCGGTGGTCAGCAGCATCGGGGTGATGATGCCAGAGGTCGTCGGTGTGGCGACTCGGTCGGCCTCGATCAGGTGAAGGCGCAGCGAGTAGGGCGTGAGCGGCGTCGGCTCGTACTGCTTCACGACGGCGAACACGTCGCCGCTGACCAGCCACGAGGAGAGTGCGAGCTGCTGCATGGCTGCGAAGTTGTTGACGCCGGTGGCGTCGCACGCCCTTTTGTTCTCAGACCAGAGAGCGAACTCACGCTCGGCCTGAGCCTGCCATGCGTCGGCGGCCTCCTGCGTCATGCCGAGCGCCTCGCGGTCGATCCGACTCTTGAGCTGGAGGCCGATGCCGACGACGTTGGTGCGGTTGGTGCGGATGGCAGAGGTGGCGATCGGGGCTGCCATGTAAAGCATCCGGGCACGCTGCCGCAGGGTGTAGTTGTTGGCGTCGATGTCCTCCTTCGGGCTGCCGCTCATAGCTCTGAAGCCCTTGGTCGCCTTCTTGTGCCAGCTTGCGCCGGCGTCGCCGTAGCCCTTATTCACGGGGCGCGGCTGCTGCCGCCTGTTTTGTGGGCGGCTTCTGCTTTTTCTTTTGCTGATGGTGCTCACCTCCTTCATGGTGAAGATGGCCGGGCCGGGAGAAAAGGAGCGAAAACTCCCGGCGTCGGCCTATGAAAAAAGCCCCTTTTGGGGCTTCTTTCACCAGTCTCGGGGCACTACTCCCACAGCTTTTCGCGGCTTCTCGCCGTTCAGTGCGGCCTCGAGGGCTTCGATGTCTGCCTCGAGCTGTTTGATGGCGGCCCGGATGGATCCGAGGTCGGTGTTGTAGCGGGCCAGATTGCGCGAGCCGATGCCGTAGCTCTGGACGCCTCCGTCCAGCATCTCGGCCTCTCGCTTCAGGTAGAGCTCCAGCCGGTTCCTCTTGATGGAGAGCTGGTACTCGATTTGTTCGCGGGTCTTTCTCATTGTGGTGTGTCCTCCTTACCAGTCGTCGAAGGCGTCGGCCCGGTTGTGCCGTTGCCGCTGCCGTCGCTGTTGCGGGGCCTTCGGCTTTTCCTCCAGTCCTTGCAGGCGGCGCTCGATGGCGTCCATGTCGGGGTTGATGATCTTGAGGCCGGCGTTGGCGTAGTCGCGGCAGTCGAGGGCCTCGTTGCGGTTGTGCCCGGGCAGCTTCTCCCACGCCCAGCGGTCGCCGCGGTGCGTGTGCGTGAGCACCAGCTTCTCGGAGAGGAGCCCGTTGAAGAAATTGAGGTCATAACCGGCGTCGGGGTGCCGGTTGAAATGGCAATATTTCGGCCCGGCCTCCTGCACCTTCAGATTAGCCATGATCGTCGCCTTGCCGGCGTCGACGCCGATGGTGTAGAGCCAGCAGGTGATCCGCTTGTTGTCGCGGATCGGCACCTTGCTCGGAGGCGAGACGAAGGGGATGCCGTCGCCGCCCTTGCCCTTGATGGCAAAGACGCGCTTGCCGACGCGGGCCCGGCACGCCTCATAGACCTCTTGGGTGAAGTGGCCGCCGGAGTCGACGCAGGTGATGGAGATCTTCAGACCGCGGCCGTTTTTGAACTTGTAGACGTGGTCGACCACGTCGTCGAGCCGCTGCCAGACCTCCGGGGTGTCTGGTCGGCCCATGATGTAGCCCTTGACGATGCCCCACGTCTCGCCGTACTTCCCGTGACCGACCACCTCGTATTCGAGGCGGTTGTCCTGAGTGTCGACGCCGCAGGTCAGCACGAGCACGCCGTCAGGCAGCTCCACAGGGGTGCCGTCCGGGCGGGTGCCGTAGTCCTCGCGGCGGGCGAGCATGGTGTCCTCGTCCTCGAGGTCGCCGCGATCTTCCCACAGTTGGCCGAGCAGGGTGTTGTAGACGACCTTGAGGCGCTGCGGGTCATCCTTGGCGTCGAGGAACTTGAGGACGATCTTCTCCCACGGAGTCCACGGGCTCGAGAAGGCATTGAGCCAAAAAGAACGGACGCCTTTTTTGTAGGCGTCCGGGTTGTCGGCGATCCACTTGGCCGGCTGCTTTCGCATGACGTCCTCGGGGATCAGGCAGCCGCAGGCCGGGCAGCTCCACGAGACGCCGCTCTTGAGGCTCCACGACTTTTTCCCGCGGATCCGCTTGACCTCCGGGTCGAAATGGATATTGTCGAACACGATCTCGCTGTACTCCCCGCACTCGGGGCAGCGGTGGCACCAGCGTTCCTGCGTGCCTTGGTAAAAACTCGTCTCGATGTTGCTGTTGCCCTTGATGGTCGGGGTCGAGACCTCGACCGCCTTCGCGTTGTAGAATGTGGCCTGACGTGCTTCGGCCAGCGCCCACGGGTCGCCCTCGGTGCCGGCGCTGGTCGCCCAGCGGTCGCGCTCGTCGCCGATGATGTAGCGGGCGGGCGTGGAGGCCAGAGCCGAGGCGCTGTTGGAGCCGGTCAGGGTGAGCATACCGCCCGGGAAAGACTTCTGGAGGATCGTGTTGCCGCTGTCCTTGGCCTTGACGTCGTGCACCTTCGCCTTCAGGGGCTTGCTGTCGCGGATCATGGGGGCCACGCGGAGGCGGCTGAACTTTCGGGCGTCGTCGATGGTCGGGTGGACGTAGAGGATGCTGCCGGGGTCTTGGTCGATGATGTAGCCGATGATGTTGAGCTCGAGCTCGGACTTGCCGACCTGAGAAGCGGCTACCATGACTATTTTGTGCACCTTCGGATCCGTAAAGGCCCGCATGGGCTCCTCGAGGTACGGGGTGCGCTTGGTGCGCCACGGGCCGGCCTCGGCTGAGCTTTCCGGGGAGAGGCGTCGGTGCTTGTCGGCCCACTCGTCCACGGTCAGGCTCTCAGGCGGGGCGAAGCGTTTGACCGCTCCGGCGATGGCGGTATTGAGCTTCGCGGCGGCTTTTTTAGTCGTCCGCGTCATCGGCGAGCTGCTCGCTCCAGCCTTCCCGATCCCTTACTCGCCGGGCGTACACCTCGGGATCGTATTTATAACCGGCCAGCTCCGTCAGGATCTTGTAGACCTCTGTGCGGATGATCTCAGACGCCTCGGCGGGTGTTGCTGCGCCGGTGACGTCGACGGCCAGACGGCCCGGCAGGGCCACGAGCATCGACCTGATATTGTAGACGAGGTCGGTCATCACAGCCTCGACGTCCTCGCTGCGGTGCATGGTGCCCTCGAGCTCACTGAGCTGGAGGGCGGCGATGTCTGCCTTGCTGCGCTTGAGGTCAGCCTCAGCCTCCAGACGTCGGCCCTCGATCTCGCTGTCCTTCTTCGACGGCTCCCGGCCGTTGGCCTTGGCCGTCAGGTATCGGATGTACCTCTGGATCGTCGGCAGCAGGTCGTAGCGGTTGGCGTTGCCTTCCTTGACCGCGGTGATGACGCCCTCCTTGGTGAGCTGCTGCACTCGGCGGGGCGTCATGTCGAACAGGGCCGCGATGGTCTTGCTGTCGACGAGCTTGTTGTTGGTTGGGTTCGGCATGGCGTTCCCTCCTTTCTGCCGCTCGGGCGAAACGAAACGGCCCGAAAAAAATTTTCCCCGGCTGCGCGTTTTTTGGGCTCGCCAGCACCGCAGGCCAGAGGGGCCCGTCACAGTACCTTGCGGCGCTGCGCGTGGCCGTGGAGGCGTCTGCTCGGCGCTGTGGCGCGCTCTGTGCGCGTCTGGCGGTGCGGGCCGGGCTCGGTGTCGGGCGCCGTGGTGGGGCGCCCTGTGGGCCGCTGTGGGCTATTTCCCGAGGGCTCGGTCGAGGTTGTGCTGGAGGCGCTTGGCCGTCTCCTCTTGGAGCCGGGTCATTATCTTCTCATTGGTGCGCTCGCTGGTTATCATGGATGGCACCGAGATGGTGGTGAACTTCTTAATGTCGGTGCGCGTCCGGCTCATTCGCTGGAATGGAATGGCGCTGACGCCGCCGGCCTTGGTGTTGCCCGTCCCCATGAGGATATTGTGCGATCGCTCGGAGTACGGGCCGCCCGGGGTGCGGGTGTTCAGGTAACGGCCGATGACCTTCTTCTGTCCCTTGACCACCTGCATCCGCAGCGTGTAGCTCTTGCCCGGCGGTGCGGTCTTGGGCGTCATGCCGAAGTGCACGGGGGTGAGCAGCCGGCCGGAGTAGGTGATGGTCAGCTCCTCGATGGTCTCGCCCGAGACGCTGACGCTGCCCGCCATCTTCTTCGGCTTGCCGCTGTTCTTGCCGGACGGGGTGATCTCGCCCTTCTTGATGTTGTAGACCGACGTGACTTCCTGAGCGATCCAGCTCGGCGCTCTGGCCTTGATGTCGCGGACGGTGGCCTTCACGGCCTTGCGGCCCTGCTCGTCGATCTGTGCGACGGTGTCCATGAGCTTTTGGAAGTTTTCGACCTGCATGGTGATGGTTGCCTTTGCCGTTGTTGTCACCTCCTGAATATGCAAAAAGAGACCGGCGGGCGGTGGTTCGCCCGCCGCGCCCCTGTCCGTAATCGAGGGCATAAGGGTCCCACTGGACCCCGTTGCCGATATAGCCGCGATTGACGACGCTGTCGGCGTCGATACGCACCACGGCGTCGCATTTCCCGGCGGATTCTCCCGCACAGGCCCCCAGCAGCGCCGCCATGCATGCGAGCAGAAGGTTTCCGAAGTTTTTCATAGGCATCTTTGCGGTAAGTCTCTTGAAATAAGATATAAGTTCCTATTCCTGCCTCTTTCAATTTCGCATAATTTTCTACCGTGGTAGCTGCTATATTCACATTCACACGGCGGATGGCGCCATTTTTATGCTTAATATCGTAAATCGTGTGGATACATTCCAAAATATACTCCAACGGATTATTTACCGGATCTTCCCCTGCTTCAATTGCCAGGCGTTTGTGGCCCATATCCTGCAGTGCCATCACTTCCTGCCGTACTTCTTCCTGGGAAAGTTTTTTTCTGCGGATGTGTTTGTTTTTCAAATGATAAGGACAGTATTCGCAGCCATTGACACAGTAGTTTGACAAATACAACGGAGCAAACATAACAATACGGTCGCCGTAAAACTCTTCTTTGATCTTTTTAGCAAGTTCATAAATCTGCGCATTTTTTTCAGGAATTTCACAGTCCAGTAAAACCAGTGCTTCTTTGTGAGTGATCCCCTTCATTTGCTTTGCTTTTTCCAAAATAGCGTCAATACATGCCTCGTTGTTTTTGTTGTCTTCAGCGTATGCCAGACATTCTTCAATTTCTTCATGATCAATAAATTCTTCTGCCTTTTTTGACATTACATTATACATGCCCTTACATCTTCCTTTCTGTCTACCTGATCTGTTCATACATAGTGGAAACTTCCCAGCTGGTATGGTCTGTGTGGAGTAATGCTTCCGCTTTGTGGGATAACGGTTCTTTTAAATATTCTTTATAAAGTGCCTGTATCTCCGGATTTTCATGAGAAAACCGTATTTCATTTCTTGCATCCAGGTCATACAATACTTTGGCACGACGCTCTGCCCATTCTTCTCCATCATGGATCGGCTGGCCTCCGCCACCTACGCATCCACCCGGACAGGCCATGACTTCTACAAAGTCATAAGAAACCTCGCCTCGGCGCAGTGCCTCTAACAAGGCCCGGGTGTTGGAAAGTCCTGACACCACGGCAATCCGTACTTTTGTTCCTGCAATGGAAAGACTTGCTTCCCGCCACGGTGCCCCATTCCGGATCTGTTCAAACTGATCCGGCTCCGGATTGACACCGGTTAATTTATAATAAGCTGTGCGCAGAGCCGCCTCCATAACGCCTCCTGTCGTTCCAAAGATCACACCGGCACCACTGCTGCATCCTAACGGAGAGTCGAACTCCGATTCTTCCATCATGGCTATATTGATGTTTTCCCGTTTGATCAGACGGCACAACTCTCTGGTGGTAAGTACCAGATCCACATCTTTCCCCGCTCCGGAATCATTGATTGTCTTAATATCTTTTTCCGCTTTTTTTGCCATACACGGCATAATGGACACACTGTAGATCCGATCTGGTGACACTCCCAGTTTTTCTGCAAAATAAGTCTTGGAAACTACACCAAACATCTGTTGCGGAGATTTCGAAGTGGACAGACATCCAACCATATCCGGATATTCTGTCTTTACAAAACGAACCCAGCCCGGACAGCAGGAAGTAAACAAAGGATATGGATGATGCTTTCCGTCTTCCAATCTGGCAAGGACTTCGGCACTTTCTTCCATAATCGTAAGATCTGCCGCAAAATTGGTATCAAATACATAATCAAATCCTATCTTTTTCAGTACAGAAACCAATCGTTTCGCCGTAGCAAAGGATGGTGCCAGATTAAATTCTTCACCCCAGGCCGCCCGGACTGCCGGTGCGATCTGTACGACTTTGATCTTGTCCTCCTGGGAGATCGGGCCATACACAGAGAAATCCCGGATACAATCATTTCTGGCACGGAGCGCTCCGGTTGGGCAGTGGGTTACACACTGACCGCACAAAGAGCAGTTTGCCTCTTCGATGGTGCGGTTTCCTGACACGCCTACAGTTGTTCTTCCTCCGGTATTCTGCACATCCCATACCCCAAGGCTCTGGATTTTATCACAGATCTGAACACATCTCATGCATTTGATACATTTCGTATCATCCCGATACAAAGGAAAGATTTTGCTCCAGTTTTCTTTGGGAATTTCTTTCACATAACTGTTCCGTTCAAAATATTCATTATTTGTAAAAGTCTGTAACTTGCAGTTGCCGCTTCTGGCACAGGCGATACAATGGCCTTTGTGCTGCGACATAATAAGTTCTATATTCGTTCTTCGTGCCTCTCTGGCTCTCGGTGTGTTGGTCCGCACTTCCATGCCCGGCTGTACCGGTGTATTGCAGGAAGTTACCAGTTTGTGGCTTCCCTTTACATCTACCACACAGACCCGGCAGGCTCCGATCTCATTGATACCCTTCAGATAACACAGATTCGGGATCAGAAGGCCGGCTGTTTTAGCTGCCTCCAGGATCGTAGTCCCTTCCGGCACAGTTACTTTTTTATTATCAATCGTTAATTCTACCATTCGTCTTCTCTGCCTCCCTTAAAGATTCCGTAACCATAATAATCACAACGGAGACAACGGCTGGATTCCTGCTGGATCTCCTTCTCATTCATGCCGATTTCCATAAGGTCGAAATCA